CCCATTGAACAACGCAATCTATTACGTTAACCGTAGATGAGCATTGCTAACTACAGCGAACTAAATACCGCTGTTGCTAATTGGTTAGACAGAGATGATCTAACCTCCAGAATACCAGAGTTCATTGCTCTGTGTGAAGCAAGATTCAATAGACTCTTGCGTATTAGGGCTATGGAGTATAAACAAACCGCATCTACAGTATCAGGCCAGAGAAATCTAGCGTTGCCTACTGGCTTTATTCAGATGCGTAATTTACAAATGAACGAAACCCCCATAGTCCCTATGCAGTACGTTACGCCTGAAATATATGACAGGCTATACGGTAGTACGCTAACTGGAACTCCACAGATGTATACTATCATCGCTGATGAGATTCAGTTAGGGCCAATCCCTGGAAGTGTCCTGACTATTGAGATGTTATTCTATAAGAAGTTCGATGCTCTCACAGATTCGGCCACGACTAACTGGATGATTATTAACGCCCCTGATGTCTACCTTTATGGTTGTCTATTAGAGGCTGAACCATTCATTATGAATGATGCCAGAGTACAGATATGGGCTACAGCGTTTAAGCAAGCCATAACAGATATGCAGGAACAGGATAACAAGGATCGTCATTCAGGTTCCGCACTTAGAGTGATGAATACGAGTGGATACTGGTGAGTGCGCCGATAACATGGGCGCAAGCCACATCCCCAATCTTATGGAGTAATATAGGGATAAACTGGAATACACCCGCAGTTACAGGTGATCCAACATTTGCTTTATCCCAAGGATATCCGTCTAGTGGGGCTGCTGCATATGCTTCTTCTACGATATTTGCGGTAAATTCAGGGTATACAAGTTCATCGTTGATGGCTGCTATCGGGTCTGCTACATACGCAGTAGATAGTGTGCTTGCGTCTAGCGGAGGTTTTAATCTTGCGGCAGCGGCTGCTTTTGCATCCACAATGGACTACTCTTCTTCAGCGACACATAATGCCGCAGGAGTCGCTACATTCGCCGCCACCATTGAGTATATAAATAATACTAACCATGCCGATTCTGTAAGTATGGCGCTTAGTATGGGGGAATCCTCTTCGTCTGCGTTCTTATGGACTGACGTAACTGACGTAACAACAACTTGGACAGATGTGGATTACCCGAATTGATAAATTTTACACCAACCCTAAAGGCCCACGGAGGCTTACAAATGAAAGAGAAAAACGAGTTTAATCTCGGCCTCAAAAACGTTTGGGAAGTAGTTTGCTATGACTCGAATGGGGCTGAAAAATGGCGAGAGAACAATAAGAACCTCGTAACTACAGAAGGACTGAACCATGTTTTGAGTATTACGCTTGACGGAGGAACTCAGATTACTGCATGGTATGTGGGACTTGCTGGGGCTGGTACAAAGGCTGCTGCTGATACTATGTCATCCCATAGTGGCTGGGCAGTGGTTGCAGATTATAGTGAGTCAGTGCGTCAAACCCTGACGCTAGGTACTGCTTCTGCCGGGAGTATTGACAACACCGCAAGTAAGGCTGCCTTTTCTATCAACGGAACTGCTACAGTAGCGGGTGCTTTTATAACATCCAGTAATACTAAGTCAGGTACTACCGGTACATTGTATGGCGTTGTAGACTTTAGTTCTTCAAGGTCGGTTATCTCTGGAGATACCCTTACAGTTACAGTTACCCTTACTGCTGCATCTGCTTAATCGGAGGTTACTATGGGAGTAGAAAGCGCCTCATATATTAGTCAATTAGTTAATACTAATCCCGTAGTCGGTGATCCAGTTGGCGAGGGAGATGACCATCTCCGCTTAATAAAGGCGGTATTACAATTACAGTTCCCCAATCTTACTGCGGGTGCAGTTAATACTACTCAAACAGAGATGAATCTGTTGGATGGCGTTACTGCGCTTACCTCTCTTGCAACTGCTAACACATGGACAGCAGGACAGCGCGGAGAGATTACCGCTCTCACATCAGCAACATCAGTCACCATAGACATGGCTAACTCTAACAACTTCTCATGCACGATGGCTCACAACGTCGTCTTTGAGAACCCTTCTAATGATACCGCTGGTCAATCTGGTTCTATCTTCCTTACTCAGGACGGTACAGGATCAAGGACGGCCAGTTGGGGAACTGACTGGGACTTTGCAGGAGGAACTGCTCCAACCCTTACCACGACAGCAGCGGCTGTTGACAGGATAGATTATGTTATTTTGGATGCAACAAACATTCAGGCAGTAGCAACTCTTAATTATTCATAATGCCTGTCTTTAATAACATCCTTGCTGGCTCATCTGGTCAGTCTACTGGCTATGACATAGATCAGTCGTTGCGGTTTAATGATGGTGATTCTGCTTATTTGAGTAGATCGGTAGGAACTCCTACATCTGCAAAAACAGGCACTTTTTCTTTTTGGGCTAAAAAAGCACTCAATGGAACTGAGATAAGGCCCTTTGGAAACTACGATGATGAGTCTAATAGATTGTATTTCTCTTGGGCGAGTAGTAATTCCATTGAGATTTTAGGGAAGGATGGCGGTTCTATAACCTTAAAGTTTGTTACTACACAAGTGTTTCGTGATCCAAGTGCTTGGTATCATGTTGTTTTCATGGTAGATGTTACACAGAGTACTGAATCAGATAGGTGTAAACTTTATGTTAATGGAGAGCAAATAACTGACTTTTCCACCGCAACCTATCCAAGTCAAAATGTAGATCAGCCTGTATTTGATTCTGCTAATTCGCTTGTTGGCACTGGTTACAGTGGAAGCATAAGTTCTTATTTTGATGGATATTTGGCAGAGTTTTACTATATAGACGGCACAGCCCTAGACGCATCATCCTTTGGTGAAACAGATGCCGCTACTAACCAGTGGAAACCCATAGAGGCAACAGGACTTACATACGGAACCAACGGGTTCTACCAGAAATACTCAGCCACGGAACTAGCGAATAGTTTTACTGATAGTGCTGAAGGGCGTGTGATAACGGCCAATGGTAATGTACACACCGATACGACAGTAAAAAAGATAGGAACCGCTTCTGCTCAGTTCGATGGCACTGGGGATTATTTATATGTTGATGATAGCAGCACCTTCAAACTTGGAGATACATCCGCATCTTGGACTATTGAATTCTGGATAAGATTAACATCAGCCGCTGCTGATTACATAGTTATTGATCACCGTGCAAGCACTATGGCCAATGGTGGGTTTTCATTTTATACAGATGTATCTGCGGGTGGTGTTGGATTTGATAGAAGCAATGGAACAACATGGAGTGCTGCATTACAAGACCCAACACAAAATACATTAGATACTTGGTATCACTATGCGGTGGTTCAAGATGGCGGTTCCACATTGAAGATGTACAGAGATGGAACTGAAGTAGACTCAACAACTACCCTGATGGATGATGATTCTGGAACTTATATAAATTGGTTTATTGGTGGTGGTTATAACAACGCTGGAAGTCATTCTAACGCGCAGTATATGAATGGCTATTTAGATGAGATAAGGGTGAGCGATACCGCTAGATACACCAGTGCTTTCACGCCATCTACTACAGCGTTTACCAATGACGCGAACACCATGCTGTTACTTCATTGTGACGGATCAGACGGCGGAACTACCTTTACAGACAGCAGTACAAGCCCAAGGCACACCATAAGCCGCACCGGTGACGTAACCAACTCCCGCGCTCAAGCAAAGATAGGCACTTCATCCATCAAGTTCGATGGCACTGGGGATTATTTATCCGTACCAGATTCAAGTGATTGGAATTTTGGTGCTAATAACTTCACTGTTGAGTGTTGGGTTTATGGAGATATAGTTACCTCAGATTATCAGGGCATTATTGGTAACTGGTACGGAACTGCCTCTAATTATTCTTTTGATTTTAGGGTTGCTTCGGCAGATATGTCTGGTAATGTAGTTTTTGCATATAGGTCAGATGGTGGAACCAACACGATTGTGGATAGCGGTTATCAGTTGAGTGATAACACTTGGTATCATCTAGCCGCGTCAAGGTCTAGCACTAACTTATATATTTTCGTGGATGGTGATTTGAAAGTTACCCATGATATTTCCACCACGACAATTAATGACCCATCGAATGATATAGTAATTGGGAACACGGACGGCTCCTACTACTGGGATGGTTATGCTGACGAAATCCGTATCTCTGACTCAGCGCGGTACACAAGTTCCTTCACACCATCCACTACAGAATTCACCGCAGATTCAAACACCATGCTCCTGATCCACTCAGACTTTGATGGTGGACTAGGCGCGGATAGTTCTGGGAATAAAAACGATTTCGCTGTAACCAATCTGGTTGCTACAGATCAGATGATTGACACTCCCACGAATAACTACTGTACGCTGAATCCTTTAAATTTAGGCGTAAATACAGCATCTAGTGGAAAGTTGTCGGAAGGCAATCTCTATTACGCCTCGTATAATGGTGTAGATGGTTATAACGATACATACGGAACATTCTCATTGGAGAGTGGTAAGTGGTATTGGGAAGTTGAGGTGGTGAATAATTTTTCAGATTCGTTTTTTGGAATTTGTGATCCCTCAAAGATTGTGAATCAGTCCTATCCAATGAATAACACTGGAACAATTGTTTGGAATTGCATAACTGGCGCTCCGTACATTAGGCTTGATAATTCAGACACAACGTATGGTACTCAAACAAAAGCATCGAATGGAGATATTCTTGGAATAGCGATAGACCTAGATGGAGAAACATTTGAAGGATTCGTTAATAATGTAAGCCAAGGTTCTTTTGATTTCTCAAGCAGAACCGTAGGGTCTGGGGTCGTGGTTCCCATGGTGGTAGGTTACAGTGCAAGTTCTGGTACTTCCACATTTGTACTAAACTTTGGTCAGGATTCATCATTCGCTGGGCAAAAAACAGCACAAGGAAATGGCGGTGATGGCGAGGACTTCTATTACACGCCACCTTCAGGATACATAGCGTTAAACACGGACAATCTTCCCGACCCTGCTATCGCTCTACCTACAGATCACTTTAATACGGTGTTGTACTCTGGAAATAGTTCGACACAAAGTATAACAACGGTTGGATTTCAGCCTGATTTTGTGACTGTTAAATCGAGAACGGCCGCTGAAGGCTGGGGAAATTATGATTCTGTTCGAGGCGCAACCAAAAGGCTGGAATGGTATTCCTCTGGAGCCGAAGCAATAAAGACAAATGGTATAACATCTTTTGATTCATCTGGGTTTAGCATGGGCGATTTGGCTGGAAATAACGCAACCGGACAAAATTATGTTTCATATAACTGGAAAGCAGGAGGCACTGCTGTATCCAATACTGATGGGTCTATAACGTCATCTGTTAGTGCGAATCCTACGGCTGGGTTTTCAATCATATCCTACACTGGTGTTTATCCACTAGACCCCGCAACAATCGGGCATGGCCTCTCACAAAAACCAGAACTGGTGATAATTAAACGCACTGATGCTGGAGCCAACTGGTGGGTTGTTGGTAGTGATGCACTTACAAGTTGGGGTTACTGGATTGCCTTAAATGATAGTGGTGCAGAAGGATCGGCAATCTTTTTTGAGAATACAGCCCCAACAGCCAGCGTGATTGAATTAAGAAATGATGGCGATGCCAGTGTTAATGGCAATACCAATACTTACGTTGCTTATTGTTTCCATTCAGTTGAAGGCTACAGCAAGGTAGGATCGTATGTGGGTAATGGGAATGCAGATGGAACCTTTATCTATACAGGCATAATCCCTACTTTCGTCCTTATAAAGGATGTATCTGCGGCAGAGGATTGGGTAATTCACGACACCGCCCGATCCACTTATAACCAAAGCCAAAAAGTTCTATACCCTAATTCAAGTGGCGCCGAAGAAGATTCATCAAACAGGGCTATTGATATTGTCAGTAATGGATTCAAAGCGAGAAATCTTGGTGGTCGCACAAATCGTAATGGTAATACTTATCTCTATTATGTCATCGGCTATCCATTCAAAACATCCAACGCGAGGTAATTATGTGGTACTCAGAAACTTTTGGAACAATTAAAACGCCTCGTGCGCTAACCGTAAACGGCATCCAACACCCTGCAAACATATTCAGGGCATGGACAAAGAGAGAACTGTTGTCTATAGGCATCGCTCCTGCTCGTGTAGAGGCTCCTGACAGCCGTTACTGGAACACTGGTAGGGAGTCCTACTCCTTTGCTAACGGCGAGTGGGTGATCTCCTACGAGTCAACAGAGAAGGATGTAGCGCAACTGAAGGAACAGTTGATCTCCGAGATCAGCAGCCATGTTGGTTCAACTCTGTCCTCATCTGATTGGAGAGTGATACGAGAGGCTGATGGAGGTGCGGTATTGTCTGACAACTGGAAG